GCTCGGTCCGTGGTCAGGGATTCACCCGCGATAGCCGCGAGTACGGCGAGGCTTGGCTCCGCAGCATCGTCCAGGGCAACATGGCCGAGCTCCGCGCCGCGAACGACATCGCGCTCACGACGAGCGGCGCCGGCGTGCCGACGGACATGGAGCGGCGCATTGTGGAGAAGATGCAGCAGGCCGGCGTCATCCGTTCGCTCGCTCGCGTCAACACCATCGACTCCAAGCGCACCATCACCGTCGAGGGCGCGCTGCCGGCGACCAGCCTGATCGGCGAGGCCGCGAGCGTGACGCAGGACGAGGTGACGTTCGGCACCGCCATCAGCGTCGTGCCGTACAAGTACGCGACCCGCCTCACGATCTCGCAGGAGTTCATCGAGGACGCCATCGGCTCCGGCGGCATCGGGACCGGTCTTGCCTACTGCGCCGACAAGTGCGGCATGAGCATCGCGCTGAAGCAGGAGGAGGCCTTCACCATCGGCACCGGCTCGTCGCAGCCCGAGGGCTGCATGGGTTCCTCCATGCAGTCGAAGCTTGCAGCCATTAGCCAGGTGACCGACCTTGCCACCGCCGCGCAGACCACCATCACGGCCGACAACATCATCGACACCTACCACCTGGTGCCGCCGGAATACCGCACCGGACCGCGGTTCTCCTGGGTCATGCACGACAGCGTGCTCAAGACCGTGCGCAAGCTCAAGAACAGCACGGCCACCAGCGGCGCAACCGAGTACATCTGGACGGTCGCCAACAGCAACGCCGACAGCATGGTCGGCGGATTCCCCGGCACCATCTACGGCGTGCCGTACCGCGTCGCGAAGTACGGTCCGACGACCACTGTCAACAACAACGTGTTCATGCTGATCGGCAACTTCGAGTACTTCGAGATCTTCGACCGCACCGGCGTGACCTCGCTCATCGACCCCTACAGCGAGAGCGCGACCCACCAGGTCAACCTGATCGTGTACACCCGCACCGATTCGCGCATCATGCTCGCGAACGCGTTCGCGGCGATCACCTGCTGATTCCATTCGCATTGCGGCTCTTGGGGGGAAACCCCCAAGGGCCGTTTCATGAGCATCCCGCTCTCAACAATCAAGTCGGCGCTGAAGATCGACTACGCCGACGACGACGCGGACCTGATCCGTCTGCGCGAGGCTGCACTCGACCTGGTCGAGCGCAAGACCGAGCTGGTCATGTCGCCGAGGGCGCGCACGCTGTACCTCGCGACCTGGCGCGACACGCTGCTCCCGGATCACCCGTTCAACTCGCTGACGAGCGTGCAGTACCAGGACAGCGCGAACGCGACGCAGACGATGCCGTCGTCCGACTACTGGGTCGACCGCACCGACGGCCCGATGGTCAAGCTGCGGTTCCTCGAAGCGCCGGCGATCTACGAGGGCACGGCGATCACCGTCAACTACAACGCCGGCTACAGCGTGGTACCGAACGAAGTCGTGCACGCCGTGATCGCGCTCGTCGGCGCCTGGTACAACAATCCCGAGGCGTTCCAGCCCGTCGGGCTCGCGACCGTGCCGCTGTCGGTCGAGTACATCCTCAACGCCGTCGGGACGGGGAGCAGGATCCGATGATCTCGGGTGGCCTACTCCGGTGGACGGCGACGGTGCAGACGCCGAGCGCGACGCTCGACTCGCTCGGAATGCGCACCGCGACCTGGACGGCAGGCAGCACCTTCCGGTGCGACCTCCGCGAGAACAGCGCGAGCGAGCAGGGCTACGCCGACGGCGTCGCCGTGGTCCGCTCGATCGAGGTCCGCGCGCGGTGGCAGGCCGTGCAGAACGCCGCGCTGACCGAGGTCTGCCGGCTCACCGTGCGCGGCCGCACGCTGAAGGTCAACGCAATCCGCAACCTCGACGAGGCCGACCGCGTCGCCGTGATCGACTGCACGGAGGTGAACTGATGGCGACCATTGAATCAGCCGTCCGTGCCATGCTGATCACCGGATCGACGCTGTCGGCGGCCGGAATCCCCGATTCCCGAGTGACGCACGGCTACCGGCTCCAGGACTCGATCCTGCCGGCGTGCACGTTCGAGGTCGAGCCCGAGGAGCGCATGACCATCGGGGCGAACCCGCTGCTTCGGACCCGCGTCGAGATCCGCGTCGTCGCCGACCGCACCAACGACGCGCTCGCGTTCCGCGACGAGCTCCAGACGCTGTGCGTCGCGGGAACCTATGACACCTACGAGTTTCGAGCGGTCGAGTGGCAGGGCCACACGATCGACCCGGCTAACACCGCAGACGGCGACGAGAACCAGCCCGCCGAGCTCGCGTGCTCAATTGAAATCCACTACACGGAGTCATAAATGGCGCTTTCTGGAACCCTCGCAAGCATCTCGGCCGGCGGCACGACGATCGCGGCCGTCGGCACCGCGACTATCTCAATCAACGTACCGGCGATCGACGTGACCCCGATCGGCGCGACCGTTCAGAACTACATCGCCGGCGCGTACGGCGCGACCGGATCGCTCGACATCTTCTACGACCAGGCTTCCGGTGGGCACACGACCCTCGACGGATACGCGATCGCGCGCAGCTTCAACGCCTGGGTGCTTACGCTCGACACGAATCAGACGATCTCCGGGTCAGCGGTGATCACCGGATACGAGATCACCGCGCAGGCGCAGGGCGTCACCCGCGCGACCGTGTCGCTCCAGTTTGACGGTCAGGTGACGATCGGATGAACCCGATCCGCGCCATTTTCACCCTTGAGCCCGTGCGCATCGATTGGCGCGGGACGCCGCTCGACATCCGGCGGCCGAGCGCACTCGACATCATCGAGGCGCTCGAGGTCTCGAAGTCGCACCCGGAACGGATGTACGCGTGGTTCTCGTTCCGGCATCTCGAGCACGCGGGGAAGCCCGTGTTCGAGTCGCTCGAGGACGCGCTCGCGGCCGACGGCGGCGCGATCATCGAGCTCGGCCGCGAGGTCGAGCGCCTGTACGGCGAAGGCCGGGACTAGATCAGGGCCAGCGCGCGGTGCTCCGCTGCGCCCTGAAATACATGAGCACCACGATCGACCGCATTCCCGCAGCACTGATCAATGCAGACCTTGATATCCCGAATTGGGAGAGCATTCGGACGCAGCTCGCCGAGCGTGCCAGGGCGGTCGACCGGACGCGGATACATTGAGTTCCGCGTGACCGACGAGAGCCTCCGCGCGACGACGCGCGCGCTGCAATCGGTCGACAAGAAGCTGCGGAAGAAGATCGCTGCGAAGGCGCTGCGCAAGTGGGGCCAGGCCGTCCGCAAGGTCGCGCGCGCCAACGCGTGGCGCAACGCGGACAGGACCAAGCGCCAGCTGACGTACAAGATACGGCCGTACAAGCGCGCCATATGGTGCGCCGTCGGCGTCAAGACCGACAAAGTGCGCAACCCGAACGACCGTGGGCGCATCGGCCGAAATTCGCCGTTCGTCGGCTGGAAATCTCACTTCATGGAAGTGGGCTGGCACGCGTTCCCCAAGGGCGTCGGCGGCAACAAGGAGCGCGTGAAGGAGATCATCCGCAACCGTGCCATCGATCAGGGCCGCGGCGGCACGACGACCTACTTCCGCACGCTGAAGAGCGGCAAGGTGATCAGGCAATCGACGCGCGCGCGCAAGCGGACGCTGTCGGCCGGCGGATCGTTCGGCGGCGGCCGCGGCTGGCGAAAGGGCCTTCGAGGACGCAAGGGCGTCTACCAGTCGCAGTACGCGCGCCACTACATCTGGAAGGCGTCGCAGCACGGCCGCTCGATCGCTGCGCGCGTGATCGGCGATTCGATCGCCGAGGGCATCCGAGAGATCCAGAGGGGGATGGCGGCATGAGCGCGATTCCGAACCTGAAGGTGCCGATCACCGTGCAGACCGATCAGGTCGCGCCGGCGATGCGGAAGGTAGAGCGCGAGGTGTCCGCATCGGCGGCGCGCATGAGCAAGATTCGCGCGGCGATGCAGCCGGCGCTAGGCGCGGCCGGAGCGGGACCGCTCGGCGGCCTGATAGGCGGCCTAGGCGCGTCCGGTCTCGGCGGCGCGGCCATCGGCATCGGCGCGGCCATCTTGCCGTTCGCCGGTGCGTCGCGTGCCCTGGACACGCTCGAATCGAACACGCGCGGAGCCGGCGCGGCGCTCGAAGAGTTCCGCAAGACCGGCAAGCAGACGTTCACCGGCTCGGCCGTGATGCTCGAACGGCTCGCCGCGATCGAGCAGCGAATGACGGCGCGCACGACCTTCGGCCAGGCGTTCGCAGCCGGCGCTGGGACCGACGGCAACATCGGTGGACTCCAGACCCTCGGCCGCGTCTGGAACGCCGCAGGAGCCGGCCTAGGCGGCCTCGTGGGGTCTTTGACGGGGCAGGGCACGTCGGTGAACGAGATCATCGCCCAGATGCAGCTTCAGATGGCATCGAACGAGGACGAGGCCCGACGCGCCCAGGCTCGGTTCATCTTCGACCGCATGGAACGGGAGCGGATCCAGCGGCAGGCGGGAATTACCGGCATGGGTCCGTTCAGCGTCGCCAGGGACCTTCTCGGAGCCGTGAACCGAATCGGAAAGGCGGTGTTCTGATGCCGAGCGGAAATACCACTAATTACGAGTGGTGGCTTGTCTCCAAGACATACAGCAGCAGCACGCTCGGGCAGCCGCACGAGGTGGTTGAGACGCTGATGATGCGACGGCGCGACTCGAACGACCTCAACTTCGGCGCTGAGCTCGCCAACATGATCGCGGAAGGCGCTATCCCGCAGCCCGATCAGGACTACGGCGGCTCGACCGGAACCTACCTGGACACCATGCGATGCCGTGGCGTGACCGGGGAAAAGCTCGACAGCATTCACTGCAAGGTGACCGTCCGCTACACGACGCTCTACAGCGACGCCGGGCCCGGACCGACGAACCCTACGGGGCTCTGGCTGCCGGCGAGCACGGAGTACAGCACGCGGATGCGTCCAATGCAAGCATGGCGCCGCAGCTGGAGCGTGAACCCGTCGAACATCGACGAGAGCGCGGAAATCGGCGGCACCAACATCAACACCAACGGCGAGCCGATCACGCAGGAAGTTCCGCAGCTTCAGTTCCGCGTGCGGCAGACGTTCGACTCGTCTGTCACCTCGATGCTGGCGGCCGTCGCGCCCAACGTCGACGTCGTAGGCAAGCTCAACAACGACACGTTCTACGGCTTCGTTCCCGGCACCGTGCTCTGCGAGGGAATCACGGCGACCAAGATCGACGGCTACACCGAGATGTACGAGGTCGTCGTCGACTTCCTGTACGACCGTTTCTTCCATATGTCGCAGATGGCCGACTGCGACGTCGACGGCCGCGTGATCCCGACGGACACGACGCCGACGCCCGGAAAGGGCGCCAAGACCGTCAAGTGGAAGCGGATCAGCAGAGACACGGCTGCATTCAACAGTGTGTTTAGCTCGGCCGGATACCAGACCCTCGCACAGACGGGATGGTGGCCGTGAGCTGGTTCCGACAGGTCCGGTCGTCGCAGTTCACCGACGCCAAGCTGCGCGCCGAGCTACCGGCGTTCGAGCGGTCGCACGGCCAGCTGATGAAGGTCACCGCAGCCGGCGCGATCGCCGGAACGGACGCCAGGTGGCTTTACTCGGTCGTCAAGCAGACCGTGCAGACGAGCGCGGCGAGCTACGTTCCGACCGCAGCTGCCGACACGATCGTCTACAGCGCGCTGTCCGTTTCCGAGCTCTCGAACGGCGTCAACCCGTACAGCTACGGCGTCGCGAAGGCCAACATCCCAGCCGGATTCGCCGCAGTCAAGATCCCGACCGGGACATGGGTCTGGTGCGTGCCGCACCGCATGACCGACGGCACGTTCATCTGGCTCATCGTCAACACCCAGGCAATCGACGGAGCGTGCACCTAATGGCCGCGAGATACGACATCACCATCGAGCAGGGCGCCACGTTCACGTTCGACCTTCAGGTCAACGACACCGACCTCACCGGATTCACCGTGCGGATGCAGGGCCGGACGTCGCACGCCGCGACCTCGACGGTGTTCAGCCTGACGAACGCGTCAGGGATCACCGTGAGCCACCAGGGCAACCATTCGCACATCGTGCCGCTCATCTCGGCGACGGCGACGGCGGCATTCACGGCACCGCTCGCCGGCGTCTACGACATCGAGTACGAATCCGGCGGCGTCGTGACTCGCATCCTCGAGGGATCGTTCTACATTACTCCCGAGGTGACGCGCTAATGCCGGATTTGATCGTCACGCCGACCGTTCAATCGCTCACCGTGAGCCCGACGACGCAGTCGCTCACGGTGGACGCGCTGCCGGCGCTCACGATCAACAACAACCTTCCGCTCACCTACGCGGCGAACCAGATAAACAGCAACGTGAGCGTGAGCAGCGCGGCGTTCACCGCGCTGACGAGCATTCCGCTCACGGCGGGGACGTGGATCATCTGGGGCGAGGTCGAGCTGTACCACACGGCCGCGTTCGTCGGCGCGGCGCGGATTAGCGACCTGCTCGGCAATACGATCATCGCTGGTGGCGAGGGCACGATCCGCGCGGCCGGATTCAGCCTGCACCTCAGCATCTCCGGCGTCGTCTCGCTCGCGAGCGCCGAAACGATCTACCTGATGGCGAGAGGCGATACCACGATCACCGCTCGCGCCAGCACCAACGTCAACAGCCTCGCCGGCTGCACCAACATCAAGGCCGTCAAGGTCGCACTCTAGGAGGGAACATGGCAAACAAGGCATATACCCGGGAACTGACTACCGCTAACACCTGGTACCGGGCATGGCCGGACGACACGACCCCTCCGCAGGGGGCCGCCTCTCTCGTCATTCGCGCTAGCGTAGGTACCTGGCTTCACGTCGCGCCGAACACGACCGCTCCAAGTTTCACCCCGGCTGCGGGACAGGACAACCATTGGGTCGTCGCGGAACAGGCAACGTACTTCCGCGCGGATCCGCGCTGCGTGTTCGTTCGCAACGGCACCGCGCTTTCGACTGTCTCCGTCCTCTCGGATTGGTGATCGTATGAACCTCGTGGACTTCGCAGCGGCGGCGACCATCGTCGCGACCATCTTCGGCACGAGCTGGCGCGTGCTCGCGAAGCTCAATTCCATCGACATGGAGCTGTTGAAGCTCCGCACGGACATCGCCGACTTCAAGCGTCGGCTCGAGGCACTGGAGCGCAAACCATGAAGAACGGAAAGACCACGCTCGCCGGCATCGCGAGCATCCTGACGGCGGCGGCGGCAATCCTCAACGCGTGGCCCAACCCCGACTGGGGCGCGGCCGTCGCGGCGATCATCGCGGGGCTTGGCTTGATTTTCGCGGCCGACGCGAGGAAGGATGCTTGAACGCATTGTCGCACAGGTCACCGTCGCGCTCATCGGATGGCTCGACCGCCGGATGGAACGTGGCACCGTCGCGGTGGATGCTGACGGCGACCGCGATACTCTGCGCCGCGCTGGTGATCGGATTCGCAAGTGGATGCGGGAGCAGCCGGACCGTGTTCGTGCCGGAAGAGAGTCCGATGAGGGTGGGCCCCGACGCTAGGTTCCGCGTGTACCACCGCGTCGCCGGCGAGTGGACTCTCTCGAGCAACCGCATCGCGATACCCGAGGGCTGGTACCTCGTCCCGCCTTCCTACGTGAGGGCCGAGGAGTGAGCACGCACCGGTTCTGCTGCTGCGGTGCGATCACGCCCGGCGACTGCTCCGATCTCATGTGCATCGAGGAGCACCCGAGCACGCTCGTCGTGAGCGGGATCAGCGGCGTGAAGCGATGGCAGCGCACGCTCCTCAACGTCTCGCCGTGCGCGCAGGACAACTGCAACTCGCAGGACATCGACCAGGAGTGGTACCGGCTCGGCGAGGCGCACCACCAGGTGAACTTCGGCATTCCCGCGACCGTGCTCAGGCGCGTCGGCGCCAATTGCTGCTACGTCGCGGACAACGTGGGCGTGCAGATTACCTGGACGTACTCGCAGCACGACTATGCCAAGAAGTGCATCGGCGACTGCCCGTTGAAGGACTACGGCCACGACAGCAACGGCGCGCTGACTGTGCCCGGCTGCTACCGGGTCGAATGCGTGAGCGGTCCCGGCATCCCGGTGCCCTACCTGGTGCATCGCCTGTCATGGTGCACGACGCCGGCACCCGACCTCATCCCGGTGTACAAGATCAACGAGCCCGGCACGGGCTACCTCTGCTCCAACACCTATACAGTGCTGAACTACCTCGGCCTATACATCGCCGGCCAAAGCATCTGTTGGACGTCGCCCGTGCAGGATCTCACCACGCTCGGACCTAACGACTACGACACCGTCAACTGGTGCGGCTGCACGGCAGAGGGCGGCGACGTCGCGTGCAACAGCACGTTTCAGACGGTGCACCCGTGCCTCACGGCGCTGTGTCTCGACGGGCTCGCATTCGGGAACTCGCACCCTATGCCGTTCGAGACTTCGGCCGCGTACGATCCCGAGAACCCGCCGGCGCCGTGCAGCTTCTGCGGGAACGGCTCGAACTTCGAGCGGTGCGGCGGCGTGGTGTCCATGTGCAGTGGCGGCCTCTATGAGAACAACGAACCCTGCTACGACTGCAACCACTGGCTCGCCGTCACCACGCCCGAGTACGCGTGATTGCGCGTACGCCGTCGACGCGCAGTGCACGCATCCCGAGCAGCCGTACGGCCCGAGGCCGACGCGCGCCGTGTGCGTGCAGTTCTGCGCGAGGCGCACGCGATGGCGCGGCCTTGGCGACATGGTGCACTGGGCGCTCGGATTCCTCCCGAGCCGCAAGGTGCGGCAGATGCAGCTCCCGGTCGCCCAGGGCGGCTGCGGCGGCTGCAAGCAGCGCCAAGACGCGTTGAACGCGGCCGTACCTTTCGGCAAATGCGGGTCGTGCGCGGAAAAGCGGGAATCCGCTCAAG